ATCAAGATGATAATGGTTACACTATGGAACCAACTTTTGAAAATATAGAATAATAAAAATAGATAGGAGGCAGAAAATGGAGAGTGATGTTAAATATAAAGTAGATGCTGGTTTTTTTGATGCAATTGATGAAGATAGAACATATTCAGCAGATGATATGAATAGACCATATAGAAAATTAATAAGTAATGGCGTTTTTGCAACACCAGCAGGAACACCATCAGACTTTCTACAAGTCTTTGCAGCAGGTAATGAAATGAATGTAATTGTATCTGCAGGTTATGCTTTGATTGGAGATAAATGGTTTGAAAATCCAAGTGACTTAATGATAACTATATCACAGAATTCGGAGGTACTACCAAGAATTGATAGTATTGTAGCCCAAGTTGATAAAACACAGACAGGAAGAGTTGGAAATATAGTTTATAGACAAGGACAAGCTTCAAGTAATCCTGTGCATCCTAATATCAATACAGAAGAAGATATAGCAGAATTTAGATTAGCAGATATTAGAATAAGCCCTTCATGTGTAGAAATTACACAAAATTTAATTACTGATTGTAGAGGAAGTAGTGAGTGCCCTTGGGTGACAAGTCTTATATATCAAGTGGATACTTCTACATTATATGTTCAATGGCAAGAAGCATACAAACAATATTATAAAGAACAAAAAGTAGCTACAACTTTAATAGGACCACATCGTGATGATATTGGATTTTTTATAGATGAAATTGATATTCGTAAGGATCAATTATCAGAAGATGCAGCAGGAAAGTTACAAGTTGAAATAGATAACTTAAGTGAAATTGTTATGGATGCTATATCTCCAATAACAACAGAAGCAGGAGAAATATTAGCAACAGAGAATGGAGAATATATTGTAGCTAGCTTGTAATGCAGTTATATTACAAAATAGTTATTTTAATTTAAAAAATATGTTATTTTATAGGAGGAAAAGATTATGATTAAGAAAATAACAGAGTTAGTAAAAGGACTACCAATCAATGAAGATGTAATTCCATTTGTTGATAGTGCAAATGGAGAAACAAAAAAGGTAGTAATAGATGATTTACTAAAAGCTATTGTTCCTAAAAATGCAAGTGCACATAACGGAATATATAGAGGAAAAGATATAACAGATCTATTCTACGATGGTACACTATCACAACAAATAGCAGCAGGAACTTTTGATGATGTTTTTATAGGAGATTATATAATAGGAAAGGTAAGTAAAAGAAAATATTTAGTTGCAGATATTAATTATCGATTAAATATGGGAGATACTGAATGCAAGACACCACATATCCTAATGATTCCAGAAAGAATAATGGGAACTGCTAAGATGAATGATACTAATATTACTACTGGTGCTTATGTTGGTAGTAAAATGTATACAGAGTATTTAGCACCATTTAAAACCGTAATACAAAATGATTTTGAAACAAGTCATATAGTACAACATAGGAATCTTTTTGCAAATGCTGTAACAAATGGATATGAAAGTGCTGGTGGATGGTTTGATAGCACAATAGAATTAATGAATGAAATTATGGTATATGGTAGTAATATATTCCATAACATACAAAATGGTACTAATCTTGCATATAATTATACAATGGACAAGCAACAATTATCATTATTCAGATTAAAACCTGACTTAACAGTAGCGAGAAATGATGCAGGAGATCGATATTGGTACTGGCTAAGAGATGTCGTTTCTGCATCTCATTTCGCTGGTGTCGACACCGGCGGTCGTGCCGGCAGCAACGGTGCGTCCAGCTCTGGCGGTGTGCGTCCAGCTTTCTTAATCAAATAATCGAACATCAAGCTAGGGCTTGTCCCTAGCGGAATATAAAGGAAAGGGGATAATTTGATTAGCAATGTCAGAGATAAAAAAGAGCGAAAGAAGTGAAAGTAAATTACAGACAGTTCATAATGCATATAAGATAAGAACTGCAGTAACCAAACTTGCAGAAAATAACTTTTATTTTGATTTGAATAAAATTAACGATGTAGTAGAACAAAACACAAAAAACATAACAGATGAAAAGCTAAAAGAAAAAGCTAAAAAGAGAATATATCAGTATTTTAACAATCAAATATTAAGAATAACAGATAAAGTTATAAATTCTGCCTGTGAAATAAATGAACATTTAAGAATAGCAAATACAATATTTCCAACATATATGTCTGAATTTGAAGAAAGACGACTAGAATTAGATAAAGCAATGAGTTGTTGTAATGTTCTTCAAGATGAACTGCAATATGCAGGAGAATGTTTATATGCTGATCTAAATAGATTCACTTCTTTAGTTATAGAAGTTCAAAAAGAATTTAATATGATAAAAAAACTCAGACAAACTGACAATAGATTTCTAAAAGATATAAAACAATAAAATATAATTGGGGTAATCTTTATATGTCGTTTCTGCATCTAATTTCGCTAATGTCAACAACAACGGTAATGCCAACAACAACAGTGCGTCCAACTCTAACGGTGTGCGTCCAGATTTCACTACTATACAAATTTTTTATGGACTATGTTTCCATTGGTAATAGTATGGGAAAGGGAAAGGAAAGGTTGTCCCTTCAATCCGTAAAAGAACTGATTGATAAATGCTAATCATTATGCAGTTGATTACGATCATTACTGCTATACAAGTGATTTTATGAATAAATTTTATGATGCTAATTTAATTTATAAAGCTGGGAAAAAAGCAATTGCTGGTGCTCCATTTAAATACAAAGCACAACTTTTTGAAATGAATCAATTATTAGAAACTGCACAAATTCAAAAAGCGATGGTTGAAAAAACATACAGACCAACAAAGCGGAACAAAGTTTGTAATAAAAGAGCGAGGCAAGAAAAGAAATATTACAACAAATATAATGGTTGACAAGACAGTTAATCATTTACTTTGTGATGAAGTGTTAAGCCCAGCAATTTCTCCTTTTTTAATACACGATAATGGAGCTAGTCAAAAAAATAAAGGTGTAGCATTTAGCAGAAAAAGACTAGAAGCACGCTTGCATAAATATTATAGAGAACATAAAAGCAATGAAGGATATATTCTATTAATGGATTTTAGTGGATATTATGCAAGTATTCCATATAAAAAATGCTTACAAGTTATGAACAATTTGTTAAGAAATGTTGATAATGAGGAAAAAGCAATGACAATGTGGATCTTACAAAATATATTTCAAAGTTTTAGAGTTGAATCTAATAGAGATAGAGGAATTAATATAGGATCACAACCAAGTCAAAACATAGGAATTGCATATCCAAGTAGAATTGACAACTACATAAAAATCGTTAAGGGTTGTAAGTATTATGGAAGATATACAGATGACAGTTATATCATTCATGAAAGTAAAGAATTCTTAAATGAAGTGTTAGAAGGAGTATTAAAAATTGCAGATAAATTGGAATTGATAATAAATCCTAAAAAAACACATATAGCAAAGCTATCACAAACATTTAAATTTCTACAATTAAAATATTCACTAACTGAAACAGGTAGGATCATTAGAAGAATAAATCCAAAAGCAATAACTAGGCAACGAAGAAAATTAAAAGCATATAAAAGGCTATTAGATAATAATAGGCTAACATATAATGAAATTGAGAATATTTTCAAAGGATGGATGGCAAGTAATTATAAAAATATGTCAATGCAACAAATATCAAATATGTCTCAATTGTATTATGATTTATTTAAGGAGGTACCAAAATGGAAAAATCATGGAAAATTACGTTATCTGATGGAACAAAACTTGAAAATTTAGGATTAAATGGTAACAATTTTATATCAGAAACAAAAATAACTGAAGATGATTTTAAAGGAAAGTTATCTAAGGTAAAATTTGAAGGAAAAGTTGAAGGGAAGAACTTCAAGCAAGAATGCAATAATATGGAATTAGTCCAAATTGCTCACTATGAAGATGGATATTATTTCGTATTAAGAGAAATATCACAAGAAGATCTGGACAAGTTGAAAATGAAATCTGACATAGAATATCTAGCAATGATGTCTGATATTGACATGGAGGAGGGAATGTAATTATGAGTAAAAATTATGAAAAAGTAAAAAAATATTATGATACTGGAGTTTGGAATAAAGCGAGAGTATATAATGCTGTTGGAAAATGGATAACAGAAGAGGAATATAGAGAAATAACTGGAGAAGAATATAAAGCGATTTCCTAAAATCAAGTAATTAAAATATAAATAAAAGAACAAAACGCCTAGAAATGTTTTAGAGCGTTGTTTTTTTGCGTTTTTATAGAAAATTACAAGAGAGGATGGAAATAAATTGATAACTATAATATGTGAAGTTATTGGTGCATCAGCAATGATTATTGTTGCTCTGATTTCCAGAAATACTAATAAAAAAGTAAACAAATTTACAGAAATAAAAGAAGATTTTAAATCAGAAATAACAAAAGTATCACATAAGATTGACAATAATGAAAAGGATTATTTGCGATTTCAAATTTTAAGCTTTGCTGGTGATTTAAGAAATCGGTATAAAAAAGACACGACAAGAATTTGAAACAATATTTGCATTTTATGATAAATACGAAGAAATAATTCAAGAATTAGATATGCACAATGGATATTTAGATAGTGAATTTGAATACATAAAAGAAGAATATAAAAAATTGTAATAAATAGGAGGAAAACTATGGTAATAACAATTGAAATGATAATGGCAGTAGTAACTGGAATTGTTACATATATATTTGGATGGCTTTCAAAAAAATTCAACTGGATTGAAAGTAAATATATACCTGCACAAAATATAGTTATAGGAATGTTAGCAGGAGTGATCTGCTATATATTGAAAATATCAGAAGCGGATTTATTAACATCGATAATTTATTGTATTATTGGATCAATGGCTTCTGGTGGAACTTATGATCTTACAAAAACAAATAAAGAATAAAACCGTAAGAAAATTACGGAATTTATAAAATGCTGGAAGAAAATAAAAATATCTTCCAGTATTAATTTTTTATAAGGAGGTTTTCAAAATGGAAGAAAACGAAAAAGATATTACTTTAACACCAGAAATGGAAGAAGAATTATCAAATGGAAAGGAAAAAGGTGAATAATATGGGAACAATGTCAAAATTATCACAAGGTGCTTATATTGCTCATTCTAATAATTATCAAAAAGGAAGAAATGGGCATAAAGTTTGTAAATTTACTCCACATATAATGGCAGGAATTTTAACAGGAAAACAATGTGCAGTTAATATTTTTCAAAAGCCAAATAGATATGCTTCAGCTAACTATTGCATAGGAAATGATGGAGATATAGTATGTAATGTATATGAGGAAGATAGAGCTTATACATCAAGTTCAAAATCTAATGATAATCAAGCTATTACTGTTGAAGTATCAAATTGTGAAATTGGTGGTCAATGGAGAATATCTGCTGCAGCATGGAATTCATTAGTGAATTTAGCAGTAGATGTTTGTAGAAGGCATAATTTTAGACTAGTATATGATGGAACACCAAATGGATCATTAACAAGACACAATATGTTTGCAAACACAAGTTGTCCTCGGTACTTATTTACAAAGTAGGTTCCAATAACTAGCTTATACAGTAAATGCAATATTAGATGGAAATCAAACACAATCTAAACCTGCAGAACCATCTTCTAAAAAGTCAAATGAGCAAATAGCTGATGAAGTAATTGCAGAAAAATGG